CGGCAGGACTCTCCAGCGCGAGAGCGGGAGCCTGGTTCCGATGATGATCTCGACGAAGAGATTCCCTTTTAGTAATCCATAGGAGGCAAAAAAATGGCAACAATGCAAAAAACAGGGAATGCGGAGATCACTCAGCTGGTCGAAGCCGCATTCAAAGCAATCGAGGAGATGGAGGGATGGGACGAGATGGAGGTCGAACTGTCCGACCAGTACGAGCCCGTGCGCATCGACCTCTCGCTCGGCATCAAGGTTTTGCGCGACGCTCTCAATGCAATGGGAGCGAAGGATGACTAACCGAAAAATTCGTCTCAGCGACAGCGAGTTCATCGAGCAATTGATGGCTCGCTCGAACGAGCAGAATCCGCTGGCAGTCACCGACTATTCAGACCAGCTCTCCTCAGCTCTGCAGCTGCTCGGCGAGCGCTGGATTCTGCACCCGTCAAACGGGCCGGCCAAAAAGACTGGGGGAGCGAATGGGTAATCTCGCTCACGCAGAAAGCGCCGATGCTGGGCTGGTCGGCGATAAAAGTTTCCAACCGTATTTCGCGAGCGCGGATGATTTTCACGCCGCGATGCAGAGAGCTAAAGATCTCGAGCGGCGTGGCATGTTCCGTCGCGCCTGGAGGGTTCGGCTAAATCTCGATGGCGTGCAGCCTGTCGTGATGCCTGTTCGGCCTGCTGCCCCGCCTGCCGAACTGACTGAGCGCGAGAAAAAGATTCTCCATCGGAAACGAAAACGACTCAACGAGCTAAAAATTCAGATCGGGAGGCTACAGGATGAACTCGAAGAACACGGCATCGAATAGATTGATCGCGGCTGCGCTCGCTGTCTGCGACCGCTGGGACAGTCCGCAGTGGACGCACGACAGCGCACATACTAGGGAACTGATTGCAGCGCTGCGCGAGGCTATGCGCGAGGCGCTGAGCGAAGAGGCATTAAACAAGATGCAGGCTCTGACTTCGAGCGAATATCAAGAACTCGCAGCGCTGACCAAGGCTCACCGGGAGTTAGATGCCGCGCTCGACTTTGAACTCTGGGGAATTATTCAGGGTAGCCCCGGAGGGCGGTGGGTTGCGTCGCAGCTCGACCCCGTCAAGATTTATCCAATCGGGACTGCGTTGTATGTATGCAGGAGGGAGCAGGGATGAACGATAAATATTTAGGCCTGGCAGAAAACGGCCTGCCGATTTTCCAAGTGAACGAGAAGCGTGAATTTTACTGCATTCCTGGATGCGGGAGAAAGCACACGCATGGCACTGGTGACGGTCATCGAGGTGCGCACTGCGATAAAGACAATCGAAACGGGCACAAGAATGGTTATTACATCGTGGGGAAAGAATGAAGGCCCAGCGAATCGTGCAGGACGCCCACTACATGCTGGCCCGCACGTTCGATCGCATTCGCATCGCTCAAGAATCGCCACTGGCCCGCTGGGTTATCGAGTGGGTGCTTTCTGCGCGCCCCGAACATCGGTCAAGCAAACGGCTTTTCTTATCGTCTCCGTTCTATCGGGAAGGCACGCGACAGATGATCGCGAGACTTGCCGAAGAGGGCTGGGTCGTCAGGAAACAGTCAGTCGATGACCAGAGAAAGCTCGAAGTATGGCCGAGCATCAAACTTCTGGACGTGCTGGAGAGCGCTGCGAAATCGAGGAGGGAAGGATGATGCGGTTCGGGTCTGTCTGCTCTGGAATCGAGTCTGCATCCGTAGCCTGGAACGATCTGGGATGGCGATCCGCCTGGTTCTCTGAGATTGACCCGTTCGCTTGCCGAGTCCTGTTGCACCACTACCCAAGCGTCCCGAACTATGGCGACGCGAATCTCTTCGGAGGATGGCCGCATGAATCAGTTGACGTTATCGCTGGCGGAACTCCCTGCCAGTCCTTCAGTCTCGCCGGATTACGAAAAGGGCTCGACGACCCCAGAGGGAACGTCATGCTCGCATTTGTTGCGATCGTTGAGCGTTTCAGACCTCGATGGGTTGTCTGGGAGAACGTCCCCGGAGTGCTGTCGAGTAATGGAGGACGAGACTTTGGCACCTTCCTCGGGGCGTTGGAGAAACTCGGGTATGGGTGGGCCTATCGGACGCTGGACGCTCAGTTTTTCGGAGTGCCCCAGCGCCGTCGTCGAGTCTTCGTTATCGGATGTTTTGCAGACCAGTCCAGTGCCGCCGCAGTTCTTTTTGAGCGAGAAAGCGTGCGCGGGCTTTCTGCGAAGAAGCGAGGAGAAAATGCATCCGATTCTGGTATGGGCGATGAAGTCCGTTGCCTCGAGTGCGGAGTGATATGGCAACCTGATGGAGGGCTCGAGTGCTGTCCGATGTGTGGCGCTCTGCAATCGTGGGCCGCGATAACTTGCGGCACGCTTTCTGATGGGGCGCACATGGGGGGGGGTCTGAACGGGCAGGATGCGAACAGCGGGAGGCTGCTTGTGCATGCAGGATTACCGCGCCGACTGACTCCGCTAGAGTGTGAGCGCCTGCAAGGCTTCCCGAGCGGATACACCGACATCCCTGGCGCAAAGGATGGCCCACGCTTTCGCGCTCTTGGCAATGCTTGGGCGGTGCCTGTCGCTCGCTGGATTGGGGATAGAATTGCGACTGTGAACAGCAGAATCATGTCGGCCTGATGCGCCGATGAAGATCAAAAAAATACGAGGGACAGGAGATGATTTATAGCGATGAGTTCGACCACTTCTGGGCGGCCTACGGAAGCGATGACCGCATGGACGTGACATCGAAGGGCTCGAAGCGGAAAGCGTTCGAGGCCTGGAACAAAGCCTGCAAAAAATGGAGCGCTGAGGAGCGACTGAGCGAGCCAGATGAAAAGCGCTTCGCCGAGACTGTCCGTCATGGATACTCGCTGCACGCTAACAACCGACGCAACGCGAGACGAGTCCCGAATAAATTCGTGCCGCCGCTGCCGATGATGGCGACGTATCTCAATCAGTTCAGATTCGAGGCCGAGGTGACTGAGGGCTCCGGAGATCTACGCTATCAAGCGTCAAGCTCTAGCAGGGCTTGCAGCTGCGGAGGAGAGTTCTTCGGGGTCGATCTCTACGGCAAGCCTCAATGCAGGGCCTGTCACATTGAGGAGTGGAAAACTTCGATCAAGCGCTCTATCGACCCGCTGATCATGAAATGGCGTCCCCAATTCATGCTCGACCGATACCCTAAGCAGAGCGATGAAACGTGGGCCACCTGGTCAGCGCGAACCGCGAAGCAGATTCTGAGAGATGCGCCGCCGACAAGCCCGCTCGGGGCGATAAAAAAAACCGGCTGATGAGATGACTCGTCAGCCGGCAGGGAACGAACAGGAGGGCTCTGATTCTATCTGCGTTTGCAAGTCTGCGCCATGAGTGATGCTGCGAGACTCGCAACGTGGGAGTCGATGAAGCGATTCCCGGACATCGTCGCTCTGGCGAGAAAAGACCGAGAGTTCGCTGCGCTGATTGCTGCTCTGTGCGAGCGCTTTGGTGCTTTGAGTGTTGAGCCTGTCGAGGACGCTCTGAGCCTCGTTGTGCCGCGTTTAGAGATTGAGTTAGTAGGGAAGCGAGGGCGTGGGCGTTAGGTCGCGCCCTTGAGCTTCTCAATCGTTCTGAAGCCGCCTAGGCCGAGCATCCCTAACAGAACCGGCATCATTTCCGACATGTCGGCAGGAGACATCGCAATCGGATTCCCGGTTAGCTCGCAGATGACCTTCGCAATCGGGAGGCCGATGAAGTTCCATGCGAAGCCCATCCCGCAGATCCAACCGATGAAGGGTCTCCATCTCGAGACGAACGGGTCTGAGGATGTCGCCTCGACTTCGGAGATCTTCAGCTGAGCCAGAGCGAGGTCGAGTCTCTTGAACTCTCCTGCCTGCTCTAGCTCCGCGAGAGCCTGGACAGCTGCTGCTCTCTGCGCTGGATCTGGCCACGCTCGGTCGATGACCTTGCCTAGCACGGATGCGATGGCGTCTCCGATCACTTTCGGCCTGCGTGCTGGATCGAGAAATGATTCCCGTCGGCCCTGGTGAATCTGCCGCCCCACGCGCAGTCTGGGTTCAGCGACTCCCAGTATTCTCCGAGCTTGCGATAGTCCTCGGTCTTCGTCTTGTACTCACCATTGATGAACAGATTGAGGTCGATCGCGAGACGCTCACAGTGCAGAGAGTTGATGATGCCTTTGCCTGCTGATGCGTTCGCCCTGGCCTGCTCTGGGCTTCGATAGGCATCGCCGAAAGTTAGTTCGTAGCCGTTCGCGTAAGCGTACTCAATCAGTAGGCCGATCAGTTTCGTGAACAAACGCTGCTTCTCTCCGAGAGTCATCATTTTGTCTTCCGTTTCTTTTTAGCCGGTTTGGCTGTTTTCGCCGCTTCGATGAAGTCGCTTTTCGTGGGCGCACCCTTCGCGCCTGGTTTCTTCATCGACTCACCGCTCCCGGCCTCGATGCGCTGGCGCTTTGCGTTGATGTTCGCGTATAGACCGTTTTTCATTTGTCCGCCTTCCCGTCGAGTTTGTCCCAGATTTTCGAGAGCAGATCTTTGATCTCGTAAAGGTCGCGACGATAGTCCTCCTTGAGGACGTAGGTCTTCGGCAGATCTTCCCGGAGCTTCGCGAGATCCTGCTTTAGCTCCCTCACTGCCGAATACAGTTCCCCGGCGAGCCATACCGTAATCGTGACCAGAGCGCCAAGACAGACGTTGATCAAGGCCTGCATATCGAGAGTCCAAGTCATAAAAAACGCTCCGATTTATACGCCAGCTGCTGCTTTTCTCTCAAGCGCCGCGACTTTCTGCTTGAGAGTCTCAATCATTTGCTGCTGCTCCTTAATCGCGGCAATCGCGAGCGACATCATACTGGAATAATGCAGCGCATCCGGTTGGCCTTGATCGTTGTAATCGACGAACACGGACAAACCAGCCTGCTCGACTTCCTCAGCGATGAAGCCAGCGAACAGCGTGTCGCCGCCTTTCACATGCTTAAACGTAACCGGGCGCAGCATCATCGCCTCAGCTAAACCAAACGTCGCCGGTTTCACATCGGTCTTATAGCGAATCGACGATGTGTATCTCTGCAGAACTCCGGTCGATGAAATGAAGAGATTAGCCGCCGACCCAGTCGTGTTGAGGTACGGAGATTCGGGGCTCGCATAACCCACCTGGAACTGGCCATCGTTTCGGACTCGGAGCAGGACATTCGCTGACGCATCATCGAACAATCCTAAAGCCCAGTCGGTCGCTGCGGTGTTCGTTCCCTCGATGATGGCGGAATAGTTCGCATTTGCTCCGCGCTGTATTCCAAGTCTGCCGGGGAGTTCGACGTAACCGTCATTTCGCACTCTGAACAGCGTCTGCGTCGATCCAAAGTTGAAGGCCCCGAAAGCGTAGTTAGTCGAGCCCGAATCTTCGCCAGCGACTACTAGCTGATAGGTCGTCGAAGCGCTTCGGCCCACGCCGACGTATGCGTTCATGCGAACCGTATCGGCTGTCGCGCTGTTGCCCAGCGTTGTGTTGCCAGTCGTTGTCAGCGTGGTGGCGTTGAGCGTCGTAGCGTTGACCGTTGTGATATTGCCGGTCGTTGAGGCCAGCGTGGTGATAGTGCTGGTCGTCGCATCCATGTCGGTGAACGTCGCCTGTGGAGCGTCCATCGAGACCGTGGCGGATACAGTAGTGAACGCAGCCGGCATCGGTTGCGCCTGACTGTTCGCGACCAGCGTCCCATTTTTGTCGAGAACGCGAGTTGAGTAGTTCGTCGCATCGATGAACAATCGCGCAGGAGTGCCAGCCTGCGAAGCGTAGCCGTTGATTGTCCGAATCGGCTGCGCTGCTAGAACTGTGAGCGCTTCATCGAAGTACACGCTCACCGGGTTGGTCTGCGGATCTAGATTCGGCTGTCCGATGTAGACGTAGCCGTTCTCTAGAGGCTGGCCATCTCGGTCGGTGAAAATCGGGAAAGGCGATAAGACTTGAATCGTAGACATTGATGGTATTCCGAATGATGCCGCTCGAGCGGTGTATAGATTGAGGATGTCTGTATCGGTCAATAAGCCCCGGTAGATCTGATACGAGTTAACGCTTGTGTCGCCATAGTAGACCCCAACAAAACCAGTCTCTAAATACCAAGTGCGATTCAGATAGATGGCAAGCGCGTTGCTACCATCAAACGTGGTTCTACCAAACCCCGACCCAGTGGTTTTGCTTAACTCACAGCGCAAAATCCCGTCGAGGTAAAATTTAATTCTTCCGTAGACGGAGCCGGTTTTTTCATACGTGGCAGTAAAAAGATGCCAATCGCCCGGCGTTATTGGGTAGCCCGGCCCGCCAACTACGCCGGTTGTGGTTGCGACATCGTTAGCGAAAAGCGCAGTGAATTGATTAGTGCCAAAACTATTTCCTAACGCGCCTGCCCCAATACCAAACTGCAGAGTATCGCCGCCAATAAATACTCGATACTGCATGACGGTAAGCGTTTGCGGCAGGAGTAAGGGGCTTGCTTGCCCGCCATACGCGGGCGAATCTAAGCGCGCCCAAATCGAGACGCTAAACGATTGCTGATAGATTCTGTCTGCAAGCGTAGTCGGAGGATATGCACCAGCCGCTACTGCCGCCATTGCAAATTGCCCGTACTGCGACGCCGCCTGCGTAAACTGGAGATATTTGTACGCTCCAGCATTTACAAACGCCGGAGCGTTTACGAGCGACATCGTAGGTGATGTCGAGTAGGTGTTACCGCTTACGTCATACCAGCTCGAGCCTGAGCCTGGATAGCTGAAGTTATTATTCGCATCGAGACTGTAGACAAGCGTTGCCATGATTATCGCCTCACGGTTTCAGATGCCGCGCTATGCGGGCCTTAAGACGATTATTTTTGATCGCGCCTGATGCCGCCTTGAGAATCGAGAGAGCCGGAACCGGCAGCCCTGTCAGAACTCCAGTCGTGCCTGCCTCAGCGAGAGCGGTGAGAATCGACATAGAAGTTCCCGAATTATTTATCAGCGTCCCCGGAGGCGAAGTCGAAACCTCAAGAGAAAGCTCGTTAAGATCTCGAATGATCTCCGCTCGCTTTTTCCCGAACATCTCATCGAGCAGTCCTGCAGAGTCTAAAGCCCGCACTCGCTGATTCAACTGCGCCGGAGAGACGATCGGATTCCCACTTGAGTCGCGGCCCGCATTCTTCGTGGCTACGTCGTACAACTCTCGCAACGTAGCGCCTTGGAGTTCCGCCCATGCCTGCTGCCCTTCCGGGCCTGTCGTCATCAGAACACGCTTTAGGAAGCGAACTTCTTCCGGCGATGATGGCGCGATGGTTTTTTGGTAAACCTCGTTCGCGGCAATCTTCGGATCTTTGCGACCCTTCACTGTCTCAACGAGATTGGCAACGATGCCCCTGTTCTCGAACTTGCGTGCCATCTGCTTGCGCAACGCTCTGGCCATCTGATAGGGCTTCCCCCCTAGATCTCCAAGCGTGTCGTCTATGCCATTTTTGATCATGGTGACGTACATTTTATCGGCGGGCTCGGTTCCGACAGATCTCGCAACCTCCTGTCTCCACTGCTCCCACTGTCTAACCGTTGTGCCTGGAGCAGGGACTATCGCGCCAGATTCGTCCTTGGTAGCCAGTCCGAGCTTGAGCGCGAACGACTTCGCAGCATCTGGGACGCCCGTGCTTGGCAAGTTTTCAGGGATGGCGTTTAGGTAGTCGAACACGGTGGCCTGCTGAAGCCCGCCCTGGTCATCCGGAATCGCCACTCGCTTCGCAACGTCTACGATTTCGCGTGCGCCTGCGGAAGCGTTCGCCGCTTGATATGCAGAGCGCACCCGGTTCTTCATTTGATCGTAGCCAGTCAAAAGCGCTGATGTCACCGAGCGCCCCATCGCTGGTCGGTCGCTAAGTGCGGCTCCGGTCTCGTCAATCAGCGCTTCGATGTTCTGCAAGATCTGTCGATTATTGAGTTCGGCACGTTCTCGGAAAGGGCCGCCGAGCGCCGGGTTTTTAATCTGCTCTTTTTCAAATGCGAGCAGTTCCGCAGATCTCTCAGCAGCACCCTTCGTGAGAGATAGCGGAACCGGCATCGATGCCGCTCTCTGCAAGCGCTCCTGCGCTGATGAGAGTCTAGCCGCGCCTGCACTATCAGCGCCGAACCCTCCCATCTGTGGCGCTCCTGCCGCGCCTGGTGCGCCTGTCTCTCCTGTGTCTCTCGCAACAATGCCTAGCGAGTCCCTGAGATGCTGGAGCGCGACTTGCGAAACATCGCTGGCCGCTCGAGTCGTTGCTGTCGTCGCAGCGCGAACGTATGGGGCAGCAGGCCGAACCATAGCCGCCGCCGGGGCGAGCGTGCCTGCAATCGGCCCTAGTGCTGGCGCTATCGCCATGACCGGCTCCATCACCGCCTGCGTCATCTGCTGGCCCGCTTCCGTTCGCGGCTGGTAGGTGAGTGCGCCAGAAGCCTCCATCGCTGTCTGCTCGATGCGATTCGCCGCTGCCTGTGTCCCGAACTCACCCGCGACCATTTCTCTCGCCAGACCCTTCAGCGTGCCTCCTAGCATTCCTGCGGTGCCGCCTGTCGCTCCCGAGATAACAGTCGCTGCTGTTTCAGCTGCTCCGAGCGCCTGCTCGCCTAGCGAAGGCTGCTGCGTTCTGGGAGGGATTATCTCCTCGGGCGAAACCATGCTTGCGATGGCAGATGGCATGTTCTGCTGTTGAGCAGGGAGCGTGCGTTGTTTCGCAATCGCATAATCGAGAATCGAAACGTCGGCATCTCTGCCTGCAATCAAGGCATTTTTTCGAGCCTGCTGGAGTTCGTCGAGCGTTGCCATTTATTGGCCCTGCCGGTTCAGGTTTTGATTAACAGCGTTCTGAATCTGTGCCTCTGTCGGTTCTCCCTGCTGGGCCCCTGGAGCCTGCTCAGTCCCTGGAACCTGTGGGGTTGGCATAACCGAGGGAGTTCCGTATCGCTTCTGGTTTGCAACCTTCGCCTTTTTGACTAGCGTATCGATGGTCTGGAGCCGGTTGTAAAGCAGGGTCTCATCTTGTCGTAGCGACAGATTGCCGAGCGCTGCCCCGAGAGCCTTAAAGTCTGAGTCCGTCAGCAGGCCCTTTAGCTTCCCCATGTTCGCAAACGACAGCTGATTAGTCAGCGACTTGAATTGCTCTTGGATGTTGGCCACGTCCTGTTCTCGCATCCAGTCCGGGAGTGCGGAATCTTGCGGGCCTGTTGCGTTTTGAAATCCGGACGTAAATCTCGGCTTTTTATTTTTGTCAAGAATCAAGTTCCCGTTAGCATCCGTCTTCGCAATCATCGGAAGCGTCTCGCTGATGGCGTTCAGCACGATGTCGCTCGCAGCTGCGGCTTCTGTTGCTTCGCTGACGACCTCTCGAGTCTTGCCGTCAATCTCTAGCTGAAGTCTCTTCAGATTCAGATCTGCCTGGCGCTGATCATCGACCGACTTAGCTTTAGCTCGCGCTTCTTGAGCCAGTGCGATCTGCTGGTTGATTCCCGAGAGCCTGATGTCCTGCTGTAGTTTCTGGATGTCGAAGCCTCGCTTAAGTGCTTCCTGAGCAGCATTCGATTCCGCATACCTTGCCTCGACAGCGGATTTCGTTGCATCCGATTCGGCACTCTTACTCTTCGACTCTGCTTCTTTGATATCGAAAGCGGCAGTCATCTTCCATCTATCTGGAGCGATAGTTGAGAGAGCCAGCGCGAGGCTGTTTTTTGCCTGTTCTGGAGATGAGTCGATGGCATTCGCCATCAGCCTGAGATTACCGACCGGCTGTCCTGAGTTCTCAGCCGCCGTTATTCGCTCGTCGATGATTCCTCGAGCGATGTCTGGCTGTCCCCGAGAGAGCGCTAAATATGCCTGCGTGCCGAGCGTGATTTCCTCATCCTTGCGGCCCTCGTCGAGAGTACTCCACGCAGACTTGATGCCGGTCGCTGATGCCGGATATTTCGCCGCTAGTGCCGCAAATGCTGACGGCGTCCCGAGCTTTAGAGTCTCTTCGAGGTCGGTCTGATATTGAGCAGCCGCCTTCGCCTCTGATCCCTTCCCAGCGAGTTCTCCGATAGCAGCCCCGACCTTTAGGCCGGACAGTAGAGACTCGGCAGGGTTCGATGCCTGACCCATCGCCCCGGCATAGTCGAGCGGTGCCCCGAATGGATTGATTCCGGCCATTTATCCTCCTAAAAGATTCCGGCTGATTTAGCACCGACAGCCGTTCCGGCAATGTTCAGAACGTCGCTGAATGCCTGACGATTACGACCTCCCTCTGCCAGCACGCCACCCGCTCTCGCCTGCGCCGCATTGGCCAGCAGATTCGCGACGTTAGTGCCCGACTCGATGCCTGCTCCTGCCTGGCCTGCCGCGCTGGCCTGCCCGATTTTCGTGAGACCTCCGAGATTCTCGAATCGCTGCTGTAGGAGCGAGGATAGCACTTGAGGACGAAACTCCCCGAGCGCTCTTTGGACATTGCCGCCTCGAAGCCCGCCGGTCGCGGATGCGTTCTGCAAGATCGCATTTTCTCCCTGCTGGATAAGCGCGGTCATCTCTGGAGATTTCTGGATCGACTTAATCACCGCCTGCTGCGCACCTTCTCCTGACAGCCCTAGAAGCGCTAGCTGCTGCGACATGGTTTGATTGCCCGCCCCCACATAGGGCGACATGAGCTTTACCATCGCATCGAACTGTCTGCGCTGTTCCGCGACGCCTTCGCGAGCCGCCTGCGCCTGCATTTCGCCGGCTTTAACTGCAGCCTCTGCCTGCGCAGTCGCTCCGGTGATGCCGCCGAAAATTTCACCGAATACGTCACCGATGAAGCTCATTATCTAGCCTCCCAATCTGTCCGAGTGATCCCAAAAATATCGACCCCGGTTAGCACCCCTTGACGACGACATGCGTCTCGGCGCGTGCCTTCGTATCTGAATCCCAGCTTGAGGCAAAAATTAGCTGCCGTCAGCAGGTCGGAGAATACATAAGCCGTGAGTCTCTGTATCGGGTGATGAGTGAAGCAAAAATCAATGGCCGCTCTGCCTAGATGCCTGGACCAGTGCAGGGCAGATCTGAATAGGAGCGAGTGAATTTCGATCTCGATGCTGGAGAACCGAACGAGCAGAAAGGCTCCGCAGAAAATATGGCCCACTCGAGCCGCCACGTATTCGACGCAGTTATGAGTGATCGCGCTGAACTGCCTGCCGTCATGACTGACCGCTCGCCTGATGTAGTCATCAGCGTAGACCCGCTCTAGCTCCGCGCTGGTGATGTCTGGCGAGACGATCATGAGTTCACCGCTTTGATGATCGAGAAATTAACGACGCACGCCTCAGAGCGCGATGTTCCGCTGTAGTTCGTGACTCTGAAGCGGCAGCTGCCAGCGGCAACCGCCTGGCACTGCACGAGATAGGTGGACGCAGTCCCTCCCGGCCCCATGTTGCAAACCACGGTGTCAGTCGCTGCGATGAAACTATTCGTCAGCACGAACTCGACTGATGCTCCAGCAGCCAAAGCGGCTGCGTTCATCGTGATTGCGCCGCAGCCTTTATCAAGCGTAACGCCTTGCGATTTAGAGGTTAGCTGAGTGACTGCGCCGCCGGGAGAGTTAGTGAAGGAATCCTTACCGTAGCCGAGAACACCCTGCGAACAGAAAACTCCCTGCGCATTTGATGTCGCCACGCTGCCAGATCCACCGCCGACGAACAACGTGCCTGAAAAAGCAGAGTTCCCGCTATTCACGACTAGCGCTAATTCTTCGTCGATTGTGACGTTCGTGCCTTCCTGCAACGCCCCGCCGATGTACATCGTGATTCCGTAGGTGTAGACGACTCCGGTGTTATCAGCGGCAATGTTCGCGGGCGCAAATACGTTGGAAACAGCGTAAGTGTTCGTTGTTGATGACGGGGAGATATTGTCTAGAAACGACCGGCCTTCCTGGTAGAAATTGGTCGGATTGATCAAGCCTGGAGGCCCGCCAACTAACGAAACCGCCGGGAAGTTCAGCCGCTGCTGATTGTCGATATTCATCGCCAGCACCGTTGCCGGGATGTCTAGGTTCAGCGTGTAAAAATTCATCTGGCCCGACCCACCGCCTAGAGGAGAGGAGGTGATGTCGTCGGCGGAGAATGAATAATTAGCAATCGTGCCCGTGTCGCAAACGATGTCCGTCCCCGTAGCGGAATCAAACAAAACAGCGCCGGTAAATTGAGACGTTCCGGTAACTGTCAGAGTCCCGCCAATATCAACGTCTGCCGTGAACGTCCCATAGGTTCCGTTGATAGCGTCTGTGAACGTACCGCTCGTTGCGCTAATAGGGCCTGTGAACGTCGCAGATGTCGCTTCGATTGGGCCCGAAACAGTCAGCGTCCCAGAAAATGAAGGCGAGTCAGTTCGGACGAAGACTCCGGTGCCTGTTCCTGCGTACTCGGCCTGCGTCAGGTGATAGTACTGAGCAGGAGAGCCGCCTTGCAGGCCCTCTAGATTATTGTGAACGCTTGAGTTCGTAGCCTGCGCGAAGAGCTTCTCGAACTGGCGGATCTGCTGAGGATCTGTCAGAAACTCCGACAGCTGGTCGCGAGTGACGTTGAGTCTGGCCATCAGTTCGTGAGCTTTTCTATTGATGCTTCGAGCCTGGCGAATGAGATATGGGCATCAGAATCGCCCTCGAATCTCTGCACACGCCAGTTGATAATCAGGCCCTGCTGAAACCAGACAAGCCTCTTAGTCGTTGCGCCGGTCGTGCCCGCAGTTATCGCTAATCTCTGCGACCAGTCGCGACCGTCTACTGAGTAACTCGTGTTGATTCTGGGCTCAGTCCCGACTGCAATCCTGCCCGTGAGCGCGACCAGTTCCATCTGATGGATGATCGCCTTCGCGCCCTCGTTGTAGAGGATCGTAGTGCCGAACTCCCAGCGCACTCTCGATCCCCAGTGCTGGCCAGTCTGATCTGTGAGGGATCCGTACTGATTGGTCTGCGTGTTCGCGCAGTTCCAGCGGTTGCTTGACCAGACGAAGTCTCGCGCTCTGTACTGCGCGAAGCCATCGAGGGTCGAGATGAGGATATGCCACGCCGGCTCGCCTAGCTCCTGCGATGCGTTTGCATCGTAGACATAAGTGCGATCTGGGAGATGAACGTAAAGCAGCGAGTGAGACCTATCGTTTCGCGTCTCGAGGACTGATTCCGCTAACACGCTTTCCGAATACTGGAGCAGCACGGAATCTAGCTCCTGCGTGCTGATTTTCTGCGTTTTGCCGTTGAGCCCGAGCCAGACCGATGGGCTCTCATTTCGAGCCCCACCGATGAATGCAATGGCGTCCATGAAAACGCAGCAGGTCGATGTGCTGATTGAGCCTCTCGGAATGAACGCGCCATCGATGCGACTGAACGGGAAGCCCTCTCCTCCTACGTTCTCGAAGACCTCCATCGAATGACGATTGATTGCATAGGCTTCGTTTCGCAATTTCTTGAGCGCGACGATCGGGTCTGGATCCACTTCCGCCGAGCCGTACTTCAGCGGATTGACTGCGAACGGATCGTTAAGCTCAGTCACCACAATCGTGTCGCCATCGGTGACCATGAAATATCCGTCGATCCAGATGACATCAAGGACGACCCCTAAATCTGGGTCGGTGACCTGGTCGAGCGTTGTTCCGTCGTAGTAATAGAGCCGCTGATTCGATGCAATGGCGAGCCTGCTGAAACTGTAATCCATCGAGACTCGATTTCCGGAACCGATTGTCACGCTGCCCAAGTCTGTGAGCGTGCCTGCGATATCGATGCGGCAGAGTTGACTGCCCATCACTCTGTAGTGATCGCCATTCCATTCGATGGCGCCACGATTGATGCCGGGTCCAGTTCCGAGCGCGATGATGCCATCCGCAGGCTTGAGAAACTCTGTTCCAAGCGCTTGCGTTTTTGGGACTGGCTGGAGGTTTACCGGGTAACTGGTGCGCAGCGCTGGAGCGTTGTCGGTGTAGATTCCGGCTAGGATTGGGATCTGCACAGGCTCACCACTTGACCTTGTCGGCCCAATAGGCCGCGCTCATTTTCCCCTTCGCGATGTTCTCTGCGTGCCGAGCCTTGAATGATTCTCGGCGATTTTTGTTCGACTCAGATTCTCCCGCTTTTTTCGGCGACCCCTTCACTCCCTGCTGGCCGAAACGGATCGTTTTGACTGCGTCTCCGACTTTGGCCACGACGACGTGCGACTTCGTTGGATGAGAGGGAGTCGCCTTCGGCTTGTTATAGCCAGAGACTCCCGCCCGTGCGAGTCTCGGATCTGAGCCGTTAGATCGCATACCAGCTGTTCGTCGCCTGGTAGAAGCGATACCTCGCTCTGCCTCCTCCGGCGATCGTCGTGATGGCCCCGGAGATCGTTGTGGCTCCGTTTGCTGAGAGAGCGAGAGCAGTAATCGTCTGCGTGCTCGTGATGAGAATTTCAGTCCCATCTGGCACGCCTGTATTCAACGGGAACACGATGGTGCCTGTTGCCAGCACTGCTGCGGGCTGCAAAAGAATCCACTGCTGCTGAGAAACAGGCGTCGGCACCGTGATCGAGAATCCAGTGCTAGGCACATAGAGATTTGTGGCCATCGTTGGCGCGGCGAACTGAGTTTGGAAGTAAGCGAGCAGCGCTGAGATTGCAACGCGCCTGGTGTCCCCGTTGTTCGTTGACCAGACCGCGAGGAGGTCGCCTGCGCTGACTGAGGTTAATCCGGACAGCTGATTGATCGTGGACATCGTTCCTCCGTTAGAAGTCGAGCAAAGCGTCAGATCCGACCTGGAGCGGATCTACTGGAGGCAGCACGAACGGATTGTCTCGTCGCCACGGCTTGGTGCCAGAGCCTGCCGGTAGTTCGCTGGGCAGCTGCATCTCGATCGGTTGTGCGGCTCGAGAGAGCAGCAGATCGTAACCCTGCTTCGCCATCACTCTCGTCAAGTCTGCTGGAGTTTTACCGAAAGCGCTGGCGATTCTGAGAGCCAGATTCGCGACGATTGCCTCGTTCGCGGAGTCTGGCACTCGGGTCTCTTCGTCGAGGTCGCTATCCCCCGGACTTGATGCGAGAGGATAGGCTAGACGAATGCCGCGAGCGTTCCAGCCTGCCATCAGTAGATCGAGCCTGCGAAGGGCGAACTCGAGCTGTTGCGGCTGCAGATCGAAGGTGTACCCGGCGATACCGATCTCCTCGAATGCAGCCATGACAAATTCGCGCTTGGTGTAGCTCATCGAGGCTAATCGTGCGCTTTAATCATGACGTAGCCAGCGGTGACGCCCACGCCTGCGGTTGAGACTCTCGCACGAAGCAGCGCGGCGTTAACGCTAAGGTTTGTCGCCTGCACTGTGCTGCTGGCAACCGCAGTGAGAGGACTCCCAATCGAGAACCACGTTGCTCCAAAGTCTTCGGATCCTTCCAGCTGCAACGCAGGCGCGGTCGTTGTGATCGCTCCGACGTTGATGATCAGCTGCGTTGCATTGCCTGCATCTCTCGCAATCAGAGTCGCGGTCGCGCTGTTGAGAGTCGTCAGGGAGATCGTGCGATCAACTAACTGCCGCTGCACGAGCGCCGGATATGACAACTGGAGGCGATTGATAATCCGGGTGTAGTTCGGGCTTGTTCCGCCGACAGTCTGAACGTAACGCACTCGGTTCCCGGTGAGCGGGATTATTGGGCTCCTGTACGTCGCGACGCCATTGGTGATGCGAGCGAAGTCGTAAACTTTGAACCAGCTGGTGCCGCTGTCGTCCGACTCCTCAATCGATACGTCAAGCGTCGGGCTTGTGCCAGTCACTGCTGAAACAACGATATTCACCTGATAACTGATCCCATTACCTGGGGTAATCGCTGCGGTCGTCGTCGTTGACGTAAGAGAGGCTGAAGGTATATCGATGCTAATCTGCGGAGAGCTAAGATTCGCCGACGAGACGGAGGCGACGCTGGTGACCTGATTGATGGTTCCAATCGAAAACGCAGAGTTGGCTGGCTGAGGTCTAACAGAGTTGATCGCGACGTTGACCGCAGAGTATTCCGAGACCGAGACCATGCCGACCGTCCACGTAGTACTGGAAGCCGGGTTCGATGTTCCGTTCGTGCAGCGAATCTGCAGATAAAGATTGGCGATTTCATCTGGGACGTTTATGACTCTGCTGGCTCTCTGCGTAGTCGCTATTCCAACGCTGCTGGCGACTAACTGATCTTGCAGCGAAGTCATGCCGTCTTCATAGGTCATGATGCCTAGGTGGCCGGGAGAGCCTGTCGTATTGATAGTCGCAGTGGTGTCGGTGCTTGCATATCCGCGACGGCCTGCGTCATATGCAGCATTTGTTGCAGTCGTCCCGTTGTACGCTGTCCGATGAAAGTTCCAGCCGTAGACGCTGCATCGAGCAGTGCCTGACGCCGGCCAGCCCGAAACAGTGAGATTGACGAGAGGGCCTGCTACCGAAGCGATTAAATATCTGCCTGGTATGCCTGCGGCTCCGGTAATCGCACCGACGCTGACTGACTGCCCAACGTTTGCGCTGGTGAACGGTGAGCCCGGAATGTTGACCGTAATCGAGGTGGCGCTGTTGATCGTGACGGCGCAGTTATCCCCTAGAACATCTACCAGCTCGATGACGAAGTTCTGATTCCCGATTCGCTGCGAGAGCTGGCACTGCCAGCGAGCGACATAGGGCCCGTTAAAGTACTCGGTGCTGCGCAGAATCAGTTCAGCGTTGGCGGTCGTTCCCGCCACGATACCGAGATTCCCGTTGACTTGCGCGTAACTTATTCCGGTGCCAATCGGGCCGATTTGAGTGAAAAACTCCGAGTCAACACCGCTCGCGAGGTCTTTCGCAAACGTCGTTCGGAACATTGACTGCGTTTCTGGCTGAGTGACTTCCGCATATGTTCCGTCCCGCATGTTTCGGTTGCGGCGACGGACATCGTTATAACTCTTAATCAGGTCGTTCGACACGGCTTTCCCCCTTGCCTGTCTGATGTTAAGCGCGCAGTTCTGCGATTCGCTCTGCTAGTTTTCTGTCGGTCGTGCGGCCATCAAATGAGATTCCCAGTTCGATGGCCATCTGCTCAAGTTCCGCCCTCGTTGGGGCCGAATTGTCTGGCTGTTCGACTTCACCCTGCGACGCTTCTGGCTGCGACTCTGGCTGCGACTCATCGAGCCCGAGAGCAGACAGAAAATCCGGGTTCCATCCCTGCTCAAGAGCCTGGTCAAGATCATCGGGGTGTACGCCCTTGCAGTCGTACTTGAGCCCTGGCGGCCCCCAGTGCGGCCCGTTGAGTTTGAAGACCAGAATCACATTGCCCCCTTCTTCATCGCTTTGGGAGCCTTAGACGGCTTCTTAGCCTTCGTGGCAGCAGTCTTGGCAGTAGAGAGCGCCATCGCGACGGCTTGCTTTTGAGGCTTGCCTGATTTCATCTCGGCGGAGATGTTTTTAGAGATGGTCTTTTTCGAGTAACCCTTCGTCATCGGCATTTGAGATTCTCCGTTAGTGCGACGCAGGCCGGTGGACAGAAGCCCTCCCGGCCTGCGTCTCAGCCTCTAGCCGAGGCGATAGGTGACGAACGTGTCGGCAGCCGTCTTACGAGTGCGGAAATGACCGCTGGTCGTGTTCGCGACTGCGCCAGAACCGACGACCGTGTGACCGGACGCCGCAGCCGTGACGGTGAAGGCGTTCGCGCCGCCCGTGTTGATCACAGTCCAGTCGAACGAATCATTAATCGCCCACTGACTGGCCAGATCCCAGATCGCGCCCGTGTCCAGCGTCGCAGTCACTGCTGCAGCGGTGGTCGAGGTCA